CAGATGATTTCGTCGAGCGTCAATGGTCAGTCCTTCACCTACTCGTTCGCGCCTGGCCTCGATGTCAGCACGATCATCGCGGCTGCCGATCAAGCCTACAGGCTGACCTACGCGCTCAACGAGACAGGTCAACTCTCAGCCTATCTGACCACTCCTCGCATGCGTCGCACCTACGCAGTTTTTAACACCGGAGTCTCCGCTTTTTAACCATGTCTGCATCTCCAATTATCGACATCTACGGCAACCCGATCACGACTCGGCTGATCAACGGAGCAGAGCAAAATTCGTCAGCACGACCAGCGATGCGGACTCGCGTCGAGTCGATTAAAGAGGCGGTGCCGATGACCGACTGGCGCGTGATCTTAAGCGTCTCGCGCAGGCTGTTTGCGAACAACGGCATCATCCAAGGTGCTCTCAGCCAGAAGGCTATGCACGCCGTCGGCTGTGCTTGGAATCCTGTGTTCCTCGGCGCGGATCGTGCATGGGGCGTGGAGGCATCGCGCTGGCTCGAGGAGGAGTGGTTCCCTACCTGCAATGTGCGCGGCGAGGTCTACGACTTTAGGACCATGATTTATCTCAGCTCGATCAACATCGACCGAGACGGCGATGAGGCCGAGATCCTGACCGAGACGCAAGACGGATATCCGCAAATCCAGACGATCGCCGCTGACCGCATCGGCGACAGAGGCAACTACAACAACAAGGTGCAGAGTGGTCCGTACAAAGGGATGAACATCAGCATGGGATGCATCACGAATGAGTACGGCAGGACGGTTGCCTATCGTGTGCTCGGCGAGACCGAGCTCGATGATCGCGATGTTTCTGCTCGTGATGTCGTGTTCAATTTTGATCCGCTTTACGCTGACCAACTCAGAGGATTCCCGATCTTTTCTCATGCGCTAAACGACTGGCGCGACGCTGACCAGAGTCAGTACTGGGAGCAACTCGCACAGCTCATCGCAAGCTCCATCGGCATCATCGAACAGAACGAGACTGGCAGTGCTGACACGAGCGATCCGGGATTCACTCTCGGTGGGGTAAACAACGAGATCCGAGAGACTTCGACCGAGACGATGATGGGTGGCATGGTCCGCTATTTCAAGGCTGGGACAGGATCAAAGCTCGAGTCTTTCCAGAGCAATCGTCCAGGCGATGTCTGGGATTCTTTCCAAGATCGTATCGCCAGAAAAGCACTCGGTCCAGTCTGGCCGTATAGCCTGTGCTGGAAGCCAGACGGCATGAACGGCACGCAGGAACGGAGCACGATTGAGAACGCTCGCAACCTGATCGAGGATCGTCAGGAGTTGCTTAAGCCACGGGCAAAACGCAAGGTCGGCTACGCGATCAGCAAGGCCATCAAGCTCGGACTGATCCCGCCTTACACCGGCCCGGACAAGGGCGGATTCCTCAAGTGGGGATTCACGATGCCGGCAAAATTCTCCATCGATCACGGACGCGAAGACATGCAGTGGAGAGAGAATTACAAGATCGGCGCAGAGAATTTATCGAGCTATCTCGAGCGGTCTGGCGGCATGACATTCGAGCAACATCAGACGCAACGGACCGACGAACTCGCCGACATCATCGCTCGTGCTCAAGAACTTAGCGATCGCACCGCGGTCCCATTCGACACTTGTCTCTCTCTCTTCACTCAGCGGACCAGCGTCGGCAATGTCCCTGGTGGCCGATTCGGATCGGAGTTGCCGACGACCGATCAGCCTCTACCGTAATGGCTATTCCACCAAAATACATCAGCGACGCAGCCACTCTCGGTCTCGACTATTACCGCGCTGGCAAAGGCGGTGCCGGGCTCACAGATCAGACGCTGGCCGACGCTCGGCTGATGGCTAAAGGCACGATCACCGACGACAAAATTCTCCGCGCAAATGCTTGGCAGCTAAGGCATGCCAGCGATCTGGACGCTCCGCAAAATCACAATGCCAATGATCCTGACTACCCGGGTGCCGGTGCTGTGGCGCATCTGCTCTGGGGCATTAATCCACTCGATCCACAGCCAGCTCGAGACTGGTTTCTCAAGGAGACAATCCGCATCAACAAGACAAAAAATATGAGCGCAAAACCATACAAGTTATCCATCCATCAACTCGGTAAAGTCTATCCAGATCAGGCTCTGATCATGGGCGTGTCAGTCATCACCGAAGGCGACGCGCTCGGTCACGGAGTGATGATTGACGCGATGAGTCTGGCGACGATCAAGGAGCAGGCAATGATGAAACCAAACGGAGTCAAGGTCATGCTCGACCACGATGACGGCATTGAGAACACCATCGGAGTGATGCGAAACTTTACCATTGAAGGCATCCAGCTCCGCGCTGATCTCCAGCTACTTAAGGCACATGGCGAGACTCCTCTGATCATCGAGATGGCTGAGACAATGCCGGAGCTTTTTGGCATGAGTATCAGTTTCTCCGGAACGCTCGAGGAGATTGGTGGAGTCTACTATGTGCGATGCGAAGAACTTTACAGCATCGATATCGTCGACATGCCAGCCGCTAACCCGAGCGGATTATTCTCAGCCAAAGTTGACAGCACGCAAAAGGCAATGGACCTACAAGCAATCACCATCGAGCTCTCCGCTGAAAAAGAATTACGCGCAGCCGCCGCGGAACAAGCGAAGAAAAACTACAGCGATTTCCAAAACCAGATCACCATCTCGACTCAGCTCTCCGCTGATGTCCAGACGATCACCGCGCAATTGTCTGTGCTCAGCGAGACCAACGCCAAACTGACCACCGAACTCGCTGCAGCGCAGGCCAATATCGCCGAGAAAATTAACGCTGAAGCAGTCCGTGTGCTGGCCTCCAGCGGTCATGCGCCTATCGCTCTTGGAGCCACACCAGTCGCCGCCGCTCTCATGTCTCGCGCTGAGTTTTCTGCGATGCCAGCTCACCGCAAATCTGAGTTCGTCAAGTCTGGCGGACGGCTCATCGACTAGCACTCAACAACAAATCAATCTCCTCAACTAAAAAAACAACATGGCTGGATCTACACTAACTAACCTCATCCCAGACGCTTACGCCGCACTCGATGTGGTATCCCGTGAGCTCACTGGATTCATTGGCGCGGTCACTCGCGACTCCACTGCTGACCGTGTCGCCGCTGGGCAAACGCTCCGCTCGATCGTCGCACCTGCCAACACCGCTGGTGCTGACATCACGCCTGCGATGTCGATTCCTTCCGACGCTTCGCAGACCATCGGCAATAAGTCGTTGACGATTAGCAACAACCGCTACTTCCCATTTTCTTGGACTGGTCAACAGCAATACGCTGCCGACATGGGACCAGGCTTTCTCACGATCCAGCAAGGGCAGATCGCTCAGGCCATCCGCGCTGCGGTCAACGAGATCGAGGCGAGCATCGCAGTCACAGCTAAGAACGGCGCGTCTCGTGCATTCGGTGCAACCGCTGGCACGGCTCCTGTGCTCGGCGATTTCGCGTCAGCCAAGAAGATCCTCGACGACAACGGTGCTCCTCAATCTGACCGCACTGTGGTGTTCGACACGTCCGCTGGTGTATCTCTCCGGTCCACTTCGAGCCTCTACAAAGTCAACGAAGCTGGCGATCAAACGCTTCTCCGCCAAGGTCTTCTCGGGTCGCTCTACGGCTTCGATCTTCGCGAGTCTGGCAATGTGCAGACCACGACCAAAGGCGCGATGACTGGTGCATTGGTCAACAGCGCGGCGCAGGCCATCGGCGATACCACCATCACCTTCGACACCGGCACGGTTAACGCCACTGGTATCGTGGCTGGCGACATCATCACCATCGCTGGCGACAGCAACAAGTATGTCGTCGCAACTGGCTCGACATCAACGTCTGGCACGATCGTCATCAACGCTCCTGGTCTTCGGACTGCGGTCGCTGACAACTCCGCTATCACGGTCTTCGGCACCAGCACTCGCAACATCGCGCTGAGCCGTAACGCGATCGTCCTTGCCACTCGTCTGCCTGAGTTGCCAGACGGTGGCGATCTCGCTCTCGACCGCTTTACGCTGACCGATCCTCGGACTGGTCTCAGCATGGAGCTTGCCATGTATCCCGGCTTCCGGATGGCGACTTATCACCTCTCCGTCTGCTGGGGTGTGTCGGTCTTCAAGCCTGAGCACTGCGCGGTCATCGTCGGTTAATTTGTTCATAGCAAAACTGGGTGAAATCAACGGCCCATCCATGCAAATGGGTGGGCCGTTTTTCTTTGCAGTCAAACCACTTACAGCCTTATGTCCACAGAGTTTCAGCGTCTCTCACAAGCATCTTTGCTCGAG